ATTTTCTTAATGGCTTCTCTTCGTAAAAACTCTCTTGCTATACCTTTTCCACCACCAAAATTAGGATCAAAAATACCCGCACCAATTATGTTGGTGGTGGGGTCCATTTTCATAATGTTTGCAAGAAGTTGTCTTCTCCACGCTTTTTCTCTTTCACGAATTGCTTGAACAGCGGCTGAAGGTTCTTCTTCCTCTGTTACCATAACCGAACCACCTGACTGATACCCCTTGTACCCAGAAGCATACGCAGCTCTCGCTTGTTTAGCAGCTTGAGCTTTTGTCGGATAAACCTTTCCAGATTCACCCCACTTGTATCCTCCTTTTACTTTCTTAATAGGCATTATAATATTGGGACCGTTGTAGTACCATTTGTTGATATCGTTACATTTCCGAGTTGTCCTGTGGCTTTCACACCTTTTCCGTCTGGTGCGTATAGTGTTTGCCACGCATATCCATCAAAAACTTGCAGACTGTCTTCTGTCAAATTCCAAATAATATCTCCGTGACTAAACAAGTTTTGGTCTCGAGTAGTATTAGTATACTGGTAAGTTGCTGTAGGATCAAAACCTTGTAGGTTTAGTTCTAAAATTCTTACCAACCTATTAAAAAGAACAGAGTCAACGTCTCCCACTGCTGTAGGCAAACGTGTATCAAGCAATCGTGCCATTATCTCCTGCCATCCGGTCTGGTGTTTAATCGCATATCTCCAAGTCTCCATCCCACACCAAGCCTTACTTCAGTGCTTGCGTCGTCGTCAGACTCTAACCTAACCACCGCTTGTCTTGCCCGACCTCTCAAATCTACTTTCTGTGTGCTTTCGGTTACTTGGCTTGTGCTTTTGGTTGTTAAGCTCTCGTTTGGATAGTTTCTAGTTTTTAACACAAAATTAACCGTTTGATCTGAGCCCCCATTACCTAAGAAACGCACATCTGGTATAACGTTTTGTATTTGTGTGTACGCGTTTCCTATGCCGTCCAATGAAAAATCAGCCGATTCAATGTAAACGTTGTCCATAGGCGTTCCGTCTGCATCGTTTCCAGTTTCGTGTCTGTAGACATAGTTATGTGTATCGGTGCCCGTAGCCCTTGGGTAAGGCTGCACGCCTTCGTCTAACCAAGCAAAGCGTGTCATTTGTCCATAATACCAAACGTTTTCTTGGTAATTAAAAACAACATATCTGTCTATCTCTGCAGAGTTTCCAGAAGGGTAGAACCAACCGACTTCGTTAAACTGTCGATTTAAATAACCAAACACTTTAAACGATTGGTTTTGGTTAAAGTCGTTAAAGACATAGTTGTGCACGGAACAAGGCACTCTTGAAACCGTACCGTTGTAATTATAAAAACCAGAACGATCCATCCAATATACTCCTGCTGGCGTATTAACAGCAGCTTTAGGAGCAACCATACCTACTCCCTGATTAATTAGGTTTACGCCAAAAGTGTAAGGAGGACCAATAAATTGCATACTATACAACGCATCATCTGTCCAAATCAGTATCTCTTGCCGAGAGCGAAGCGCACCAACAATTTGTGTACCGGCAGACAAACGCAAAGAGCCCGCCGTGTTTGTTGAAGTGGGCTCCCAATCATTAATGTTTTCTTGGTCTGACCAAGCAATAAACATAGGATCAACAACACTGGTTCTAGCTACCCCTGCATCATCTAATGGGTCTGCGCCTAAACAAATAACATGCCTGTCGACGTCGCTAACAAGCACTTGCAAAGCAACGGTCGGAGGAAGAATTGCACCTAAAGCCGTTAAACTTTGAGCACGCACACTTGTTCCATTGTTTTCGGTCCAATAAAAAATACCCCCTGCTCTTGGGTTTATAACCAAGTCTTCACCAAAATTATCGTGCGTCCATATTCTTAATTGGTTATTAAACGCAAGTGCAGAAGCAGAACCAAACGTACTGTCACCCCAAGCCCCAGCACCATAACCTGAACCAGAAACATACTCATCTAGTCCCACACTGATTTGATAAGCACCGACAGTGCTTGATCCGCCGTTTCCTGAATCACTCGCGTTTGCTGTTACAGTAGAACCAGAGGTGTCTTTCGCCGTAATTTTGTAGCTGTTTGCATTAACAATAGAATCAATTGAGTATTCTTGGTTGAGCACAGCAGCCGTAACATTTCCTCCAAGACTGGCCGCACCACTAAAAGTTACATAATCTCCTTTACTTGCTCCGTGCGAAGTATCGGCTATGGTTACTGTAGAGGAACCGTTTGTTGCTGAAAAAGTTACGTCTCCAGCAGAAGTCGTGGCTCTTATAGGTGTTATGTCGTAAAAGTTAGTTCCGTCTTTGACATAATATTTTAGCGTGGTTCCAAGACTTAAATATTTTGTACCGCCCAAGGAAACCCATGCGTGCAAAGCTCGCCCTGTTCCTAAATATGTGTTTGTTTGTTCTTTTTCCCAGCCGCCTATTTTTTCTGGGAAGCCTTTACGAAAACGTACTAAGTTAGAATCAAACCAACCACCTTGAGCAGAAAACGCAGTTCCTTCCCTATTTATTCCTGGAATAAGTTTGTATTTAGCGTACGGCATTTATATATATTATCCTTTATTTTTTAACTAGACTACCACCAAAATACATACCAATAATGGCGGACACTAGGTTTGTATCTAGTTGTGTTATTACAAGTCCTTGAAACGTAATCCATTCAAAAACTTCTCGTCCTTCTCTAAAAAACATAAAACCAGGTCGCCAATTTGTGTACCCAACCGTTACATCAACAGCAGGATAAAACACAGCTACAAGCTTCGGCAACAAGACGATTGCAAAGATAGAAGTCAAAGCAATAATTCTTCGTGTCCAAGCGAACCCTTGATCCTTTAGTCCATGGTCCAAGGATTGTTTACGAGCCTTCATTTCAAACTCGCCCCTTGTAATAAGAAGTTTTTGCTCTTCGGCTTTTGCTTTACGACTTTGTGCCCATATACTTAACAAACTACTCAATAGAGTAGATCCCAACATGGTGATTATCTCAAATGGAAAGCCCACTTCATACTTTAGGTTTAGAGCTATTTGTATACAAGCCGAACCAGGCTGCGCCCGCACCCACAACAATTGAAATTAAGCCCGATTGTTCAAAACTAGGGTCTGGTAAATCCATGAACCAAAAAGTTGTAAAGTATAATAAATACATGTACACCCCTAGAAAGCATCTAGGAATAATGCGCCAACTGTCTATGGCTTGTGCTACAAATATAAACTTTTGATAAGGGTTGTCGTTCTTCTCATCTTCAAGTTCCCTGATTCTATCTTTTAACTCAGACTTTTCTTGAAGCAACGCCATGAACTTATTGAGATCAATCTCAACCTCGTTGCGATCCATGTCGCCACCAAATCTAGGACTGCCGTGATATTCGTCGCTCATGCTATTTCCTTACTACTTTTTTAGTGTAGGCTTCATTCTTTTTTGTTTTTGGATCATCTTTAACATATTGGCCTTTTTTGTTTCTAGTACGCACAGTTATTTCTTCCATGCCTAAAAACGTTTTTTTAAACCAGTTTGTTAGCCCTATTTCTTTTGCATACCAAGTCATAAATATTACGCTCCTTATTTAGTTTGCCAATGGGTTATCGTTCATGTTTTTTAAACTTCTTACATCATCGTACATAGAATCAACACTTGCATTTATACCTGCAACACTTGTTTGCAATGCAACAATATCATCTTTTATAGGAGACAAGTCTTCTGTTTCTATGTTTAACGATTTAATTTGTTCACCTACAGCAACCACTTGCTTATCCATAATCGCTACTTCGTCAGCAAGCGAATCTATTTCGTCAATATAACGAGCCATCTTAGACTCAAGATTTTCTATACGATTAACATAAGTTGCGCCTGTGTAACCGAAACCAGCTAGTGTGCTAACGATACCAGCCAGCGCAATCAGTTGCGTTGTCTTACTTTGAAACCAGTCCATACTGCCTCCTAAAAATATTTAGTTTTTTTGCGTCTGTCAGGCATTACCATTCCACACCCTCTAGCAATTGCTGATCTTACAAGACCCCCACTTTGCATTTTCTTAACCGCTGAGTCTCTCAACGCTTTAGCGGTTGGAGCGCCCTTAGAACCAGGTTCTCTCATTTTTTCGCCTGAACCCGCTTTTATTCTTTTTCTTTTAGCGTGGATGTTATCCCACAATCCTCTTTTTTTTGCCATATCAACACTTCCATCTTCTTCTAGCAGCTTTGCCTCTTTCGCCTTTCCATCCTTTTGACCGAGCACAAAAAGACTTACGTCGTTTTGCGGGTTTGCTGCCTCTTTTAACTTTCCCTGTAACCGCAGTTTTTAACTTTGATCCAGGATTCTTTTTTCTATAGGCTTTGACTCCTTTTTTAGTCATGCCTGCACCATCTTTTGTTTTGCGATAGTTACCGCCTTTACCCGTAGTGCGTCTTATTGACTTCGTTTTTCTTTTACTTTTTCTTTTTGCCGCCATGCGTTTTTTGAACATCAAAACTTGCATAAAGACTTGCGCCCTTATGCGGTTTATATTTGCCCGTGTGCTTCATCAACTTAGGGGCACCTCTTTTTTGTTTCATCCAATGAAACCCTTTTGGTGCTTTTACTTTCATAATTGTGGTTGCCTATCAATTAAATTTTTAATTCCAGTTAAACTTTGGCCATATAACCCAACAAAAGCAGAGTTATTGTCCGGTATGGATACATTACCATAAATTGCTTTCGGTTCATACCAGTTGGAAGCATCATCGAGCGTCACTTGTCTGTATGCGTTAAAGCCAGGAACATAACCCATGTAGGCAACAAGTTGACTAGAATCAGCGTATTCTCCTGTTTCTTCCTGCTGTTGCTCTATTTCTTCTTGTTGGTTTTTTATGTTTTGAGCCACAATTTGATTAGCAATTTGGTCAGCTTCGCTCTCTGTTGTGTTCTCCGCTATCGTTGTGTCCATTGCGCTTTGTACGTTTTCAGTCTCATTAGTTGTGTTTTGTGCTTCCACTACAACGGTTTCTACAGAAACATTAGACGTGCTTTCAGAAACCTCATTTGTATCACCAACAGTTTCTGTATTAGAAGAAACCGTTATTGAACTGTCCGTGGTCCCCGGTCCTTGGTCCGTCGTTGCTGCTTCTTTATTTACTGTTGCAACTTCCACAGTCATAGATTGCGAGTTGTTAAAAGAAGAACCCCCTACATCGGACACACTCATAGACAGTATTTCTTGTGTTTGTTGCGCTGAACTAGCGACTTGAGCAGAGATACTCGGTGAACTGTCGATGCTTACTGTACCGCCTGATACAGAAGAAGTCACAGCAGAACTTTGAGAAACGGCGGTTATTCCACCGGATGCAACAGAGTTTCCTGTAGAGTGTGCGGACGTTCCAGCAGTTGTTCCGCTGACACTATTTGTTGCTGCTCTAATTGTGTTTGCAACAACATTTAGTTGCTCTGCTCTTTTGTTGTCTTTTTTCTCTTCACTCTCCGCGACAACAAGTTCGAGAGCTTCTTCTCGGTCTTGTACCTCCTCTTCAACTGTCTCCGAATCCTCCAAGTCTCCATCTTCAGCATCAGATAAACTAGCAAGTTCCTCCAACACTTCTTCAGTTTCTTCTTCAATCCATTCCTCCAATTCTTCTATTGTTTCAAACTCTAAAAACTCTACTGGATCTTCTTCAAAAGTTTCTTCGATAAACTCTTCGTGTTCAAAATGATCTAATAAAATGTCTTCTAGTGCAGGAAGATCGTAGTCCGTTTCATAATACTCCTCTACTAAAAGTATTTCTTCATATATCTCTTCAATATATGTTTCTTCTTCAACATAGCTTAATGGAATATATGTTTCTTCAACAGGGTCAAACTCTTCTGTAAAAATTTCATAGGCTTCTTCAAACAGTTCATGTTCTTCCTCAAACAACACATACTCTTCAACAAGGTCAAACTCTTCTGCAAAAACATATTCTTCAACAAAATCGTATTCTTCAACAAAATCGTATTCTTCCTCTATCCACGATAACTCATCAGTATATATAAAGTCTTCTTCATAATAGTAATCCTCTTCGTAATACGAGTCCACATAGCCATACTGATCCTCTTCATAGTCTTCATACCCATACTGATCGTTTTCATAATAAGTATTTTCGACAAAAGTTTCGACCATGTATCCCGGACACGCAGGCGAATATTGCGAGTCATACGAGCACTCGTAATCAAATAAATCGTCCCAATAATTAGGACATTGAGTAGAATACAGTCCATCTAAATCACATTGTTGAGTTAAATAAGCTGCCGCATATCCTGGACAAGCAGTGTTGTTTAAGGGGTTACTGCAATCTAAAGCGTTGCCTGAACCCACTCCATATAAACTACCACCGTTTTCAAGCAGTGTGTTAAAAGAAGTTGCGTTCCAATTTGTGTTGACGCATGTGCCAGCTACGTTTGTGGTGCCTGTACTACATTCGTCGTGAAACAAATAAGTGTATAGTTCGTCAGCTTTTCCTTGCTCACCAATCAATACATCGTGATTAATAATATTCAAAGCGCCGTAACGAAATTCAAAACTGTCGTTTGATTTCCAAAGTATGACCTCAAAAGAATTATCAGAACCGCTACGATTGTATTCTCGTAAGTTGTACCAACCGAAAACCGTTTTGTCGGTAAAGTTTTTGGCTAAGACTTTCGATCCGTTGTCTCGTATTAAATCAGTCCAGAAAGGATATAAGGTGTATGTGATTTCAGGTAGAGGATCAGGTGTGTAGTCATTACAATAGCCTCCTGTCGACCCAAAGTGTAGACAACCGTTGGTTGCCATTCTAGCAGATGTAAAATCCTGACCATAAAATGTAAAAGTAAAATCTAAATTAAAAGCACTAGAAACTTGGTCGTCACCTGCTGCCATGTTGGTTGTGCCTGTGTAATTTGTTAAATCAAAAAGAGTTTGTCCACCTTCATAAATATAGGTTGCGTTAGTTGTTAAGCTTGCTCCAAGTAATATTAAAATGCTTGTTATTTTTTTAAACATTTTAAAACCTTAAAGTAAAACTTAATCCTATGTTATGGTTATTCAAAACAGTTCCTAACATAATACCGTTTATTATTAGCAGTGTTGCAGTTCTATTTTTGTTAGGGGTTTTTTCTAAGGCGTAATACACAAGCCCAGTCGTTATAGTTTTATATAAAATAAGTTTTTCTTTTGAAGGAAACTTACCTATTATTGGATTCTTTTCTTCGTAACGACAGTTAGGAACTGTTTGTTGACAATTTATAAGGTCAAAGGTTTGTCCAACATCAACAACATTTAGTCCAACATAAGTTCCAAATAAAATTTTATCTGTCTTTTTCCAATCTTTAAAATCTGCCTGTGTGTTTAAACTAAATAAAACACACAATGTACTAAGTGCCCGAATCAAACTCACGACGACAAGTCATCCTAGATTTTTTGGTCCCCGATTTGTTTAAAGTGCCCGCACACCTAGAAATATATGTTGCTTTCGCTTCTTTATAATCAGGGCGATCTTTAGGGTTTGCAGCCCATGCAACTTTTGCTTCTTCTCCGATCTTGCCTTCATAAGG